TTTAGATATTGCTTATAGTCATAACCGTCTTGCCCTGCTGGTCGTGGCAAGTGTTCAATTTCTGCCTTTTTGATGGCATCTTCACCAGCGATAGCATCGCGTATGCGTTTCCACTGGATTTTATATTCTTCGTATTCTCTATGCTGTGCATTAACTGGCATGGTTCACCTCATCCAAAGTAATTTGCAATCTTTATCGGGCCAACCGCCTGATTATTATCAATCGGATACATTTCGTGAATGAGATACCCCATTGCATCAGCCATGTGATCCAAACCAGAAGCCTTGTCAGGCACACTTGTGCCTTCCTTGTAAATTAAGCCTTCAAGCGATTTAATGAGGTGCTTGCATTTGTGATCGACGAATAAGCGGCGTTCACCGTCACTATTGCAGAGCATCGCGTTGACCTCGTTGATGCGATCCACAACTGGTGGGGCTTTGTTACTTGCCACAACGTCAAAACCGTAGCTTTCTAATATACTAAAATCTGTCTGCCCTACCGCCGCGCTGGTCTTTCTTGCCTTGCCGCTTGGGTCTGGATAGACAACCATATGCCTGTCATTATAGCGTGTTTTTAACGCTTGTGCCATCATATCCGTATTTGCATCAGCAATCGACATTTCATCAATCACCCATAGCTCTTTTCCAGCCTCTACACAGATAGCCGCAGACATGGGATTAATGTTGAAATCCATGCCAATATGCAACGTGCCGCCAGTGTCCTCACATTCCGCAGTGTTAAACGATCTTTCAAATGCATGATAAACGCGCCCACCTTGTGTTTCAAATGATGCCTCAAACTCCTGTCTGAACAGCCGTTCATCCATACTACGCTTGGCGGCTTCGACTTCTGACGCTGCGACTCTACCGCCCTCGACTGTTTTAAATCTAAAACTTTCCCAATCGTCTTGTTCGCCAGAGCCATTATATAAATCATAAAACCAATTGTAGCCTTTTGGCGTTCCACAGAATACAGCCCTTGAACCAGTTCGATCTGCCATTGCTGGCCTTAAAACCGCAGTCCATGTTTCGGGATTTACGTCTTGGACTTCATCAACGACCAGAAAATCAAGACCAACGCCACGCAGAGAGTCGGGATTATCAGCACCGCGCAAAGCAATAATAGAACCATTAACCAACTCAATTCTGAGGTCGGTTTCGTCTTTTTTTTGCACTTCGTGGGCTGGCACATGATCTTTTAAATCTCGCCACATAATTTGTCGCGCCATTCGATATGTAGGCGCAACATACCAGCACACGTTGTGAGCGTTTGACCTAGCGCGTTGATACAACATAAAGCGCGACAAGAACGATTTACCAGTTCGCCGCCCTGCGACCAGTACACGAAAGCGTGTGCGCGATTGTGCAACCAGCATTTGTGGGCGCGATAATCGGACAACCGCCTCACTGGTTAGTGATTGCATCAAGGTCAATAACTTCGCCTTCTATAACAGGTGCTTCAATGCGCTGTGGTGCTATGTTAATGACTGTTGATGCTTCACTATTGTCACGCCATCCCATATGCACCTTTGACCAGTATATGCCAGCTTGTACGTTGCCTTTACACGCCGCTTTGAACAATGATGCAACAACTTGAACATTCGCTTGAACGCGCCCTGCTTTTAATTCTTCAGCATAATATTTTCGTAATGTTTTTAAATCTATTGTAAGACACTTCGCGGTATCTTCTTGGTTAAAACCAGATGCCATGCACAGCTTTACAAGGTTTTGTTTTTCGATTGTAACAGCGTGATTTTTACGCCCACGTTTGGCAGGGATTTTTTCAACATCTTTAGGCATGATACAAAACCCTTGTTTCATTCATTGTTCCGCAGCCTTTACACAAAGCCCAAATGCCGTTTGTACCATCGTCTATTGAGGAATTTACTAAAATAACTTGGAACTCTGTTTCGTCGCAATCCGTACATTTCAGCAACGACATCGTATCGAACTCGTGTACAATTTTTCCCGAAACCGTTTTGGTTACTGGCATTTTTCCGATTGATACAACATTATCTTTTGTCATTTTTATATAAATTCCATTTGTTCTTTATTACAATATGTAATAATNAATTGCAATAATGTCTTGCCCTGATCCCTAAATGTGATATTTTAAAAATGTGGCCCGACAATTAATTTAAATCTCTTGGTACTGGNTCTGATCTGTTAATTGACTTCCAATTCGGGCCACACGATTAATCATCAAAATCAAAATGCTTTTCAAACTGGCGCAATTTCATTTGCATCGCCGCTGCCTTATTGCATTCCTCATGCGATACGTTTCTTTTGTAGCTTTCCAGCGATCTCATAATTCTATCGAAATCTTTGCCACTTATTCTTATGTCGTAAAATGAACCACCACGATCAGTAATTTCTTGATTGTGTCTTTTTAAGCATTCTCTAACGCTAGATTTTGTGCCGCCAACTCGCTCATGGATTTGATCCACTGTATAGCCAGAATTGCACAAATCAATTATCTGATATGTTCTGGGCTTGATATTATGTGAGCCATGACCATTTTCGCTTGTAAACAGATTTGACTTACCGCGAGGCTTTCGACCGTCTTTATAAAGCCCTGCGTTGCATTTTTTCGCATCATTCAACACGGCTGGATTTATTATTTCTTTAACTTTATCGTTCACTGACCTTCAACCTCCCTAAGCATCGTAAGCGGATCAAACTGTTCAAGTGTCCATTTGTTTTCGTTGTTGTTTAATTTACGATTTAAGTAGTCAGCCCAAACGCTTCGCAACTGCCCATCGTGCAGCCGTGTCATAATCACAGCGGCTCGTTTATTGCAGTCAACTATATCCCAAACTATCCAAGGGTCTTTGCCCTCAAATACCTGTTTGCCTACTGGAAATGTTCGTTTCCAAAGAGCAATTTGTTCGTCGCGTACATCGGTCATTTTCTTTTCTTTTTATCCTTTCTTTTTGGAATTAATCTATCAATTTTATCTTCTAAAATTGTTATTATTTTTTTGTAGTCATTTTTAACTTGCGTCAAAGTTTCGACATGATCCGACAAAGCTGTAATTGTGTCAGCGGCATAAAATAAATCTTTGGCTAATGCGGCTTGGATTGTATCTTTCTTTGCTTGACTTTCATCATAACAAAGAGTGGCATTTGCTTTAAGATAACTCGTAATTTGTGCCAAATAAGCCCGATTATTATCTGTCATAATTTCTTTGCCTTTTATATCCCTGCGGCTTTCATAGCCTTGAAGTCATGCTCCCTATCGGTGCGCGATCCTGTTCCGTTACATTGCCCACAAATTTCGGCTGCGCTTACAGTGCGCGAACCGCTGTAAATTGATTGATTGAATGGGTCGCCGTACTTGTAGCTGGTGTATTTATCACCGCTGCAATAGCCGCAAATTCTGGAATGATCGTGGCGATAGATAAAGAAATTAGAATGAACCACCTCAATCATTTGTTTCATCCATGATTAAAGAATACGCGCCTGACAAAAAAAGCATTATGCCAATTACCGCTGGTATGATGCAGTCGATTAGCTGGGCATCCATGTCAGATGCCCCTGCCGATATTATGATTGCTGAAAAACCAAGGAGAATTCGTATCATTAAACGTACTCCATCCAATTATGTTCGGCTGGAACATTGTTTAGATTAAGGGGCGCGGATATTTCATTTGATCTATCAACATTGGTTGTGCAGATTGTTCCCCACTTCAAAAAACCTTTGCTATCAAGTTCTGAATACAACCGAGCGTGTACTACATCAGCCGCCTTTCCAGACTTGCTCATAACAATGTGAAAATCGCCCTTGCGGTTTGTTGCTTTTGTTTGCCACATATCCAAGCCCCTCACGCTACGTTCTTGTGAAGAAACTTGGTTGCATTCGCTTGCTGCGTCTGGTGCATCCGCGCTTTACCTAAACCAGCAACTTTTTTTGCCGCGAGGTAAACGCGACGATGCTTGCAAGAAAAATCACTGAGGCCAATTTCGTGAACCATTGCACGATAGCTGGCTGATAAATTGTCAACTATTGCCATTTTCATTTCGGCTGAAATCTTAACTGCTTGGATTGAAGATACTTTGTTCATTGTTTCGCTTTCGTTTGGGTTTTTATTTTTATTATATAAATTATATAAATGCTTTAGGCATAATTACAAGTCTTTTTATTACAATATTGTATTTTTTTTCTTATGAAAATGTTTTATTATTTACATAATGTAATTTTAGGGAACCCAGACGATGTTGAAGAAACGAGTTACTAAACTATGGAAAGGCTCTTATGTGTCTATCCGCACATATGAGGCGATTGCAGCCATTAAGAAGGGCGGTATGCACTTGACCTACGGCAACGATCAAATGGTTCTACAGCCCGACGAAATTAAGCAACTAAAGCCATGCTCTGAAGTTTTTAAATCTAAAACTGGTGGAAAGGATTATCAGCTAATTGATATTAAATTTGAACCTAATGTAGCTGATCCAAGACAGGCAGCGTTATTCGAATGACTTAGTTGCTACACCCAACACAAAAATGCCCTCTCGTCGCAGTGCGAAACCTAGCCAGAGAGGGCAGTTAGAGGCGAGTATTAACTCATATAAATATTACGAAACGTAATTAAACTGGTCAAGCCTTTTTGCTTTTTTGAATTAATCAAATCATATAGCCTGTGGCTTCATAAACCGACTGCGCGGTTAATTTACCTTTTTTTTCTTCCTTACGTTTGGCCCAATATGCATAGGCTTGATATGATTTGAACCCAAGCATTTCAGCAACTTTTGTTTTTTGACCGCGCCCTTCATCACAGCGATTAAAAGCTTCTTCAATATAATCGGCTGTCAAATCTTCAATGGCTTTTTTAATATCCATATCTTGACGAAATTTAGTTTTTGCAGAAACAGATTTTTCATCAATATTAATTGTAATTTTCATATTCACACCTCTTCTAAATACTTTTCATCATACATATGCGTCAGATCACAAATGAACGTGGCAACGGTTGTATCATATCGGTTTGATGAATCGGTCATTTCCCAAATGCGGTAACTATCGCAGTAACCAGATTGTTCTGGAAAATGTTGATCAACAATTTCTTTTGCTTGAATGCATAGCGCATCTATTTTTTCGCGGATGTCTTGAAGGTCTTGAATTTTTTTATGAGTCATTGTTTTGCTCCTTGTTTGGGTTTTCGCCAAGGTAGTTTTTTATAAGTTTTTTACGGTTTGAATAGCCAGCCCGATCGTTCTCTTTTGAGTTGCTGTGGCGGCAATTCTCCATAACAGCCGCGCCACATTTTTTACAAACTTCATTCATTTGTCGCTGGCCCATAACCCTCTATCCTTGCAAGTGTTTGAGTAATAGGGGGGGGCTTTACGCCCCCTCTTTTATGCAACTACTAATTCATCCCACATTGAAGATTTCATGGCGTTCTTCACTAAGGCTTCACGATTGCGCGTTGTGACCTCTGGGTTTGCGTACTCACCTGTGTGAGTAGACCAATGCGTAAGACAATTGTATAAAGCCCACTGCGTTCTGCCATGAATGCCAAACTCATAGTCTAGCTGGTCAGACAGTCGTGTGAACTGCTTTAAAAAGTATGGTTCTTTTGTTGTCGTTTGAGCATTTTTTGCAACGGTTTTCTTAAAGAAATCCAAGCAATTCTTGTGGTCAACTTTGGTTTTCATCATATTTTCGTAAACTTCTCTTTCGTTCTGAAACAATTCAAAGTTCTTTACGATGCGTTGAGATATGCCTTCAATGTTGATTGCATTTGTGTGACGTAAACGTGCCGCACTAATCATTCTAGGCGAAACCATACCATTTGTGCAAACCAGACGAACACCATCGCACATTTCGCTGAAGGGCCATGTGCCATCATAGCTGTTAAATGCGCGGATGCGAAACTGTGTATAGTCACCCAAAGCTGGCTCAATTGTAACGTCTGGATATATGATTTCGCAGACCATTTTCTTACCGCTGTCAGTTGACCGTACAGAAAACTCGCAGTCTTTAGATATGTTAGCTGCTTTGACGCTATCTTCTAGCGCAGCAACAACGCTGCTATTATGCAAGATTGTGTATCCAGACCCTGCTATATTTAGAACTTCGTCTGTATCAGCGTTAATTACTGCTTTGACGTTAGGAAGATACTGATCGTCGATTGTTGGGTGACGTAATTTTACTTCTTTTACTGGAAAATCCCAGCTTGAATTTGAAAAGTCTAATGCCATTTTTTGGCTCCTTTTGTTTGGGTTATGCGTTTGTTATGTGGGCGTTATTGCCCAAATTGTTCACTGCGTAGATCATTGTCCTTCCATCGTTAAACGTGCCGCCATATTCTTTAGCTTCATCAATGGTTGTAAATTCTGCTCGCGTTTTTGTGCCTTGTATTCGCCGTATCGCTACAAACATTATTGCAGTCTTGAAGCAAAATTCCTCATGCGTGTTCATTTGACAGCTTCTTCCCAACGGTCACTGAAATCATCAAGCCAAATCCGCTGAGAAGCGGTCAAATCATGGAACATTTGAAGTTCTAAAGCACATGAGATGGGCAAGTTGTTAGCTTTGAGGTATTCGTTAAGTTCATTTGTAAGGTTTTCTTCAGAGGACATTTTGTTTCTTTCTGTTTGGGTTTATTGTTTATAAATTTATAATTATATGCTTTACGCATATATGTCAACACTTAAATTTACATTTTGTAATCTTTTTTTAAATTAAAAAGGGGAGCCGAAGCCCCCCAATCTATTTTATTGTTTGTTACGAGATGTAAACTACAGCCCTTTTACCAACTGCCCTAGCCATAGACCAAACACTGTCGTTGTAGAAATAAGAGTACGTATTATCATCAATAAGAACTCTATACCTACCCGTCTGTTGATTGCCCTCTAGTTTGGACTGAACTGATATTTGCGGTTCAAAGTTTGAGCGTTCACCCAACTTTTCGTTTCGTGTCGTAGTATAAGAAACACAGACCTCATTTCCAATCAGATCACCCAAAGCAAAATTAATTGCTTCCTGACCATCGTCATTTTTATTTAATATAAAAGATTTTTTATTAGCCATTTCTGACTCCTTTTTGTTTGGGTTGTTAAACACGATCTAACGCCGTGATAAATTTATAATATGCTAAAAGAATATAATTGTCAAGTGCTAATTTTTTG